GAGACGGACGTAAAGAAACGTTAGATATTGAAAAATTACACAAGGTTGTTTTTTATGCATGTAATGATATAACTGGAGTTAGTCCGAGCGAGGTTGAAATTAAAAGTCAAATCCAATTCTATAATGGCATGACTACAAAAGAAATCCAAGAAACTCTTATCAAAGCAGCAGCAGATCTTATTTCAGAAGAAACACCTAATTATCAGTATGTCGGCGGGCGTTTAATCAATTATCAATTACGTAAAGAAGTTTATGATAGCTATGAACCCTGCACAGTTAAAGAACTTGTTCAAAGGAATACTGATGCAGGCTTTTATGATCCTGACCTCATTTCGTACTATGACGATGACGAGTGGGAAAAGATCAACAGCTTTGTAAAACACGAGCGTGACGAAAATCTTACATATGTTGCTATGGAGCAATTACGTGGTAAGTACTTGTGCCAGAACAGAGTCACAGGTGAGATATTTGAAACACCACAGATGTGCTATGTGCTGATTGCAGCAACGTTATTCCAAGGTTATCCAAAGGAAACAAGATTAAAATGGGTAAAGGATTACTATGACGCTATTAGTTTACATGATATTAGTCTGCCCACTCCTGTTATGGCCGGCGTCAGAACTCCACAAAGACAGTTCAGCAGTTGCGTTCTTATTGAAACTGACGATAGCCTTGATAGTATCAATGCTACTAGCGCAAGTGTTGTTAAGTACGTAAGTCAAAAAGCAGGTATTGGTATTGGCGGCGGTAGTATCCGTGCTATTGGTTCACCGATACGCAAAGGCGATGCTTATCACACAGGTATAATTCCTTTCTACAAAATGTTTCAAGCAGCAACAAAGTCGTGTAGTCAAGGTGGCGTGCGTGGCGGAGCAGCAACTATCTATTATCCAATCTGGCACTTAGAAGCAGAAGAAATGTTGGTGCTAAAGAACAACAAAGGCACAGAAGAAAATCGTGTGCGTCATATGGATTATGGTGTGCAGTTCAACAAGTTGATGTATGAGCGTTTGATTACAGGCGGCAACATTACATTGTTCTCTCCTGCAGATGTTCCAGGGTTGTACGAAGCGTTCTTTGCTGATCAAGACAAGTTCCGTGAACTATACGAAACAGCAGAACGCAACACAAAACTACGTAAGAAAACTGTAAAAGCAGCAGAACTATTCAGTAGTTTTATGGAAGAACGCAAAAACACAGGTCGCATCTATCTACAGAATGTTGATAATGCAAACAGTCACGGTAGCTTCCTTCCTGAAGTTGCACCAATTAGACAATCAAATCTTTGTGCAGAAATTGACTTACCAACAAAGCCATTAACCGATCTTAATGATCCAGAGGGTGAAATTAGTCTATGCACCCTAAGTGCTATTAACTGGGGTAATGTAAAACAGCCAAGTGACTTTGAACGTGTAGCACGTCTAGCAGTTCGTGGACTTGACGCATTATTAAGCTATCAAAATTATCCTATCCTTGCTGCCCGCTTGTCAACAGAAAAGCGCCGCCCACTAGGAATTGGTATCATTAACTTTGCTTATTGGATGGCTAAGAATCATCTAAGCTATCAAGACATTACACCAAAAGGCTTAGAGCTAATTGACGAATACGCCGAAGCATGGTCGTACTATTTGATCAAAGCAAGTGCTGACCTAGCAGCAGAGCAAGGCGCACCGAGTGGTATAATGGAAACAAAGTATGGGCATGGTATCACACCTAACCAAACATATGCAAAAGCACTAGATGAAATACTGCCACACCAAGAGCGAATGGATTGGGATGGACTACGTGAGCAATTAAAAGCAACAGGTATTCGTAACTCAACACTAATGGCTCTAATGCCAAGTGAAACAAGTGCGCAGATTGCAAACGCAACAAACGGTATTGAGCCGCCACGTTCGCTTATTTCAGTTAAGCAATCAAAGCATGGTGTTCTAAAACAAGTTGTACCAGAGTACAAGCGTCTAAAGAACATGTATGATTTACTATGGGACCAGCGTAGCCCAGAAGGCTATATTAAAATTATGGCGGTGCTACAAAAATATATTGACCAAGGCATTTCAGTTAATACTTCATACAACCCAACATACTATGAAGATGAAAAGATTCCTATGAGTGTTATGTTACAGCATCTATTGATGTTCTACAAACTAGGTGGCAAGCAACTTTATTACTTTAATACATATGACGGACAAGGTGAAATTGACGTTGATAAAATGACTGCTGATAAAGAAGAAACCAACGGACACGAAGTTAACGGAAATGAAACAAACGGTTATCATATAGAAGACGACGAAGCTTGTGAAAGCTGCACAATTTAAAACTTGACATGTCCGTTAGGGCATGTTATATTCAATTATAATTTAAAAAAGGATACACACATGAGCGTTTTTGACGTAGAAAATAGGGTCGACCATACGAAAGTTACAGCTTTCTTAGACCCAAGCGGAGGGCCTACAATCCAACGTTACGACACACTAAAATACAAGCAGTTTGATCAGCTAACAGACAAACAGCTAGGTTTCTTTTGGCGTCCAGAAGAAGTTGATATCTATCAAGATGCAAAAGACTTCAAAGGTTTGACAGCACACGAACAGCACATCTTTACGTCAAATCTAAAGCGTCAAATCCTGCTTGACTCAGTACAAGGACGAGCACCAGTAGAAGCATTTGCTCCTGTTGTATCGTTACCAGAAATTGAAAACTGGATTCAAACATGGACCTTTAGTGAAACAATTCACTCACGTTCATATACACATATCATCCGCAATGTATATTCAAATCCCAGCAAAGTGTTTGATGAGCTAATGGATATTGAAGAGATTGTAGATTGTGCAGGAGACATTTCAAAATACTATGATGAACTAATTGAAATGTCAGCTTATTATAATCTACTAGGCGAAGGAACACACACAGTAAATGGTAAAAAAGTTACAGTTGATCTTTATGAACTAAAGAAAAGACTATGGCTAACTCTTATGAGTGTTAATATTTTAGAAGGTGTGCGTTTCTATGTAAGTTTTGCTTGCTCATGGGCATTTGCAGAACTTAAGAAGATGGAAGGTAATGCGAAGATTATCAAACTAATCGCTCGTGATGAAAACCTACATCTTGCATCAACACAAATGTTGCTAAAACTTCTAAAGAAAGACGATCCTGACTTTGTTAAGATTGCTGAAGAAACAGAAGCAGAATGCATCCAGATGTTTGTTGATGCAGTTGATCAAGAAAAGGCTTGGGCAGAGTATTTGTTCAAGGATGGATCTATGATCGGACTTAACACACAACTTCTAAGCGAATATATTGAATTCATTTGCACACGTCGAATGACTAATGTAAATCTAAAGTCACCGTACAGTGTAAAGAACAATCCGCTTCCTTGGACACAGAAATGGATCTCAGGAGCAGAAGTACAGGTTGCACCTCAGGAAACTGAAATCACTAGTTATGTGCAAGGAGGCACAAAACAGGATGTAGGTGCAGATACATTTAAAGGATTTAGTTTATGATTTATATATGGGGAAAGCCAGCATGTCCATCATGCACTAAAGCAAAAGCACTATGCGAACAGCGTGGATATCAGTTTGAATACCTAGAACTTGGAAAAGACTTTAACAGAGAAGAAGTGCTGACAGAGTTTCCAGAAGCACGAACATTTCCACAAATTGTAGTCAATGGTCTCAAGGTAGGCGGTTACGAGCAGTTTACAAAATATATCGAAGAAACAAATTACACAGGAACAGGTCACACTTTATGATTATTGAAACACCCTACAAAGCAACTGATACCATCACAATTAAAACAACAGCAGGCGAAGAGATTGTTGCTCGCTTTGTAGAAGAAGATGCAACAACAATTACAGTTCAAAAACCTATGGCTATTATGGCTACAGGACAAGGCATTGGATTAGGTCCATTTGCATTTACAATTAATCCTGATGCAAAAGTCAAACTAAATAAAAATAGTATGATGTTTGTGCATAAAACAGATGGCGAAATGGCCAAACAATATGTAAGTAGCACCACCGGCATCCAAATGGCCTAGGAGAAATAAATGGCAGTTACAATAACAGAAAGCACAATTACAGGAGAATCAGGACAAACTGAAACTGTAGTAGTTGCTGAAAACGTAAGTAATACAGAACCTATTTCTATCGAAATTGATTACTCAGGATACTTTGATCGTATTGCAACTGCAATGGAAACTATTGCTACTAATAGTACAACAGTAGCAGAAAAAATTACAACTATAGATGCTAATATTGATGCACTAAAAGAAGCAGGCGATCCTAGATCTATAGGTGATGGCATAAGAGTAACACAGCCTTATGGTCAACTTTACTTTGCATATCTTTGGAAAGAAATTTTGCAAGGCGGATTCCTTGATGGATATTCTACATCAGTAACTGATGACGATGTAGTTGATTTATTGAATAAAATTGACAATCATGATAACGAAAAATTAATTAACCAACAGGTTAAATTGATTAACGAATTTGTTGCACAAATACAATCGAGATTTTCTCAGTATTAAGGAATATAAATGCCTAGAGTAATTAGAGTAAATGATAGAGATAATGATATATCACACATAGGTGATCCAGGTCCTAACCGTATGATAGAAAACGATGCTACTATGTGGCTAGATGAAGGCGGCAGTAATGCAGGTAACGCATCGCTAGACATTGCAAG